AACTTCTACAACGACGTAGGCGGCAACAAAAACGACATGGACGGCAACGCCAGCCAGCCGCGCGCCAAGCGCATCGAAGGCTTCGGCGGCGGCAAGAGCACGTTCCAGTCGTTTAGCGAGGACTACAACGACCTGGGCGGCAAGGGCGCACTGGTTGGTCGTGAGGACGGCGAGGGCGACTCCGGCAGCGGCACGATTTTCGCTGCCAAAGGCAGCGGGGCGGCCAAAAAGATCACCGGGTTCAGCTCCGAAGACGGCCTCAAGAACGGGATGATCTGAGATGTGCCAGGCGGGTGACGAAGTCCTGGCGCGGGTGGCTGAGCTGGAGCGCAAGGTCGCTCAGCTCATGCCCCGGGACAACATGAACCCGCAACCCGTCCCGCGCGCACCCATGCCTAACGAGTGGCGTCCGACGGAACTCAAGCTGCCCCCGGTTCCCAATTGGGATATTCGTCCGGACCAGCGTCCCTATTGGTTCCCGCCCCCGGGCCTGAGTACCACCTACGGGCCGGATCACTAGCCCGAGTAAGTAATCTGTGGGAAGTATTGGGTAGTATCGACACAACACGAAGTGTCGAGTTTCCAGTGTCCGGGTTGCGGTGCCCGGTTCAGAAACCGCCGCCTGGGCCAGCGTAATTGGTCCTCCAATTCGGCGGGGTAGCTCAGCAGCAGAGCAGGTGGCTCATAACCACTCGGTCGGTGGTGCAACTCCATCTCCCGCAACCATCCATTCAAAGGACGAACCATGAGCAACGTGCAAAACAGCGCCACCATCACCCTCGGCCTGGCTCAGACGCCGGTGCCTGCCGGCAAGACCTTTGCCAAGATCACCGTCACCCTGACGGACTCCGTGGGCGCCCAGCTCGAACAAGACAGCTCGGGTGCTTCCGGCACCGTCGGGCCGTTCGACATCTCGCACTTTGCCCCCGGCCTCCTGACGTGCGTGGCGACCGCGCTCGCCACCGACGGCACCGTGCTGGCGACCGCCAGCGGTACGGCAACGATTACGGCCCAGGTGAACTTCCCGGCGCCCACCACCGTCACGATCTCGCTCAGCTAACCATGAGCCTCTGGCGCTGGCTGTTTGAGCGCAAACACCGGCACGCGATGTACCCGCGGCCGGTGGTTCTTCACATCCGGCTGCACCGCCATAACGCGCGCTAGGGTTGCCCGGCTCGCTCTGGCGTTGGCAGTGATCACGTGTCTGGTAATTTTGGTGCTTAACGCGCTCGAACCGCGGCCCGAGTTGCCAGCAATCAACCTGGACGACCTCCTCGACCCGCTGCCCTGGCCGGCGCCAATAAAGGCGTAGCACCTGAAGAAAACGTACCACAGCCGGCCGGAAGCACTCAAAGCCGGAGCCCCGCGGTTTTTCAGCACGAAGCCCTGCAAGTTCGGGCACGTGGGGGAGCGCTACACCGCCAACTGGGTATGCGTACCCTGCAGCGCGCTCGCGACCGCCCGAAGCAAGGCTAGGACGCAAGAAAAGAACGCCGGCCGCCCCAAGCCTGGCAAATGCGAATGCTGCGGCGCCAGGGCGCCGCTGGTGTTTGACCACGATCACAAGACGGGGAACTTCCGCGGGTGGCTCTGCCACCCCTGTAACCTCGCGCTCGGGCATGTCAACGACAGCCCCCAGCGGCTACGGCAGCTGGCGCAGTACCTGGAGGCCCACGCCGGAGCGGGGTTGGCGGCGGCGCTTGGCTTACGGCGATAGTTATGGTATCCTATCTTCTGTGAAAGTACAGGAGGGGATATGACGAGTGACTACGCCAGAACGAAGGCCTGGAGATTGAAGAACCCGGGCGCCCGCGCGGAGGAGGCACGGCGCTATCGCGCCAAGCACCCTGAAAAGGTTGCCGCCATCCAGGCTCGATACAGAGAGCAAAACATCGAAAAGATTCGGGCGGAGGGTGCCGCCGCGGCCCGGGCACGTCGCGCGCAAGACCCGGAGGCCGCTCGGCGCCGGTCACAAGAGTGGGCCGCCAGACGGGACGCGAAGCGTATCGTAGAGATGGGGCGCCCAAAACCCGCCGCCTGTGAGTTATGCCGAAAAACCGGGGCGGACTGCCACGGGGATCGAATCGTTTTCGATCACGACCACCGAACGGGCCGCGCCCGGGGGTGGCTATGCGACCGATGCAACAAAGTGCTGGGCCACGTAAAAGATGACGCTGGGCTGCTCAGGCAGATGGCCCGGTACCTGGAGACCAATAATGGCAGAACTGACCACAAAGAGTCGGAAGGCACTCCCTGCGAGTGATTTTGCCGGCCCCGGCCGGAGCTATCCGATCCCGCCCGGCGACCGCAGTCATGCAGCGAACGCCAAGGCGCGCGCGACACAGATGGTCAAGGCGGGCAAGCTCTCCGTGGCCGCCAAGGCGAAGATCGACGCCAAAGCCAACCGGGTGCTGGGCGAATGACGCAGGATATGGAGCGCGGCCAGACGACCGACAAGCTCCGCACCACTGCCGAGAGCGAAAAGCCCGAGGGCTTCACCACGACCACCGCCTACGACCAGTCGGTGGCGCACCAGGTGACGCGCAACGGCAGCTCCAAGGGCAAGCGCGGCCGCGGATTCAACTTCCGCATGCTGGCCGACGTGCTCGAAGCCGAGGCGCAAGTAGAGGGCGGCCTGGACATCGCGCAGGCGATCGTCAACGCCCTCAAAAGCAACAAGCTCGACGAGAAGACGAAGCTGCTTGCGCAGCTCGAACTGCTGCAGTACCTGCAGCCCAAGATGAAGGCCATCGAGCACAAGGGCAAGATCGAGCTCGACAGCGAGACCGTGGATGCACGGCTCAAGTACCTCATGGAAAAGATGGGAGCCACCGGTGGCGATCAACCTGGACGCACTGACTGAAGACGAAAAGCGGGAGCTGATCGAACTTTGGAATCTGTCAGAGAAGAAGCGCCAACGCAACTGGCTGGCGGGATACCGCCCTTACAAGAAGCAGATCGCGTTCCACAATGCGGGAAAGAACTTCCGCGAGCGCTGCTTCCTGGCAGCCAACCAGTCCGGAAAGACGCTGTCGGCGGCCGCGGAGATCGCGATACACGCCACCGGCCTCTACCCCGACTGGTGGGATGGGTGGCGCTTCAACCGGCCCACTGTCGGGATCGTTGGCTCCGAGTCATTCGACCTGAACAAGCGGGGCCTGCAGCGTCTCCTGCTTGGCCGCGCTGACCAAAAGGAAGACTGGGGCACGGGCACGATCCCGTACGAGAACCTGGTGCGGTACACCATGGTCCAGGGCGTGCAGGACGCGGTGGCATCGATCACGGTGCGCCACACGCCCTCGGGCGAGAACAGCGTTATCCAATTGGCCTCGTATGAACAGGGGCGGACTAAGTGGCAGGCTGACACGGTCGACTACGTCTTCATGGACGAAGAGCCGCCCAGCGACATCTACTTTGAGGCCCTGACGCGTACCAACGTATCAGGCGGCCCGATCGCAATGACGTTCACGCCGCTCCTGGGCGCGTCCGCCGTCGTGCGACTGTTCTTGCCAATTACCGGCGAGCGCGCGCCCAGTCGCGAGCTCGTCACCATGACAATCGATGACGCCGAGCACTACACGCCTGAAGAGCGTGCGGCGATCATTGCGCAATATCCTGAGCACGAACGCGAGGCTCGCGCGTTCGGGCGACCGGTTCTGGGAAGCGGAATGGTCTTCCCGGTCGCCGAAGCCGCGGTACGCGTCGAGCCATTCCGCATCCCGGACTACTGGGGTCGAATCCTGGGCATGGACATCGGTTGGGACCACCCGACTGCTGGTGCCTGGTGCGCGTGGGACAAGGACACCGATACGATTTACGTCTACAAGACGTATCGCAAGTCACGCGAGAATCTCAGTGTGCATGCTGCCAGCCTGCGGGCTCCGGCTCCATGGATTCCTGTCGCGTGGCCGCACGACGGCCTGCAACACGACAAGCAGGCCGGCCGCAGCATCAAGGACCTCTACAAAGAGGCCGGCTTGAACATGCTGCCAAAGCACGCGACCTTCAAGGACGAGGACATCAGTTCCTTTTCCTTCGAGGCCGGTATCACCGAGATGCTCGATCGAATGCAGACTGGCCGCCTCAAGGTCTTCTCTACCTGCACCGAGTTCTTCGAGGAGATGCGCGGCTACCACCGCAAGGATGGCAAGATCGTGAAGGTAGCGGACGACGTTATCAGCGCCGTCCGCTACGCAATGATGATGAAGCGGTACGCGCGCTCGCAAGCTGAGCTCGCGCCGCAAAAGACGGAGTTTGGCCCGCTCGTTTCCTTCGGCGTGCTCGACCCGACCACCGGATACTAGCGGCCAGCAAGAGCCGTCATTGGGGCGCCTTCGGGCGCCCTTTCTTTTTGACGACTGGAGAATTGAATGTCCGACGAAGTTGTAGCAGTCCCCGAAGCCCAACCTCAGCAGCGTGCCATCTCCGAAGATGACGCCCTGCAGTTCACGCATGTGGCGGTGCTGGCCGGTCACGTGCAGGCGCTGCAGCAGGCCTTCCAGGCGGGCGCGCCCCAGTCAGTGAAGGATGTCCACATCGATGCTATCGTGGATCACGCCATTGGCCTCTCCAACGCCGCCAGCGTTGCGAGCGAGCCCGAGGCTGCCGTAGCGGCCCCCGCGCCGGCCAGCGTGGCAAGTGATTCCTCGTTCAAGATTGTGGTGGGCCTTGTGATCGCGCTCGTCGCGCTCGGCGTCGTCAAGATCCTGCACGGCTGATAACTCGTGGCGACCGGATCCCCAGATTTCCCGAAGGACACGCCCATCCCCGAGCTGGGGCAGGACGCGCCTTCAGACGCCGAGAAGGATGAGGCGATCTCCAAGCTGACCGACTTCGGTCGCAGCCTGGCAAAAAAGCGGGACGAATGGATTCGCGCGCGCCACTCGCAAGGAATCGACAAGCGTTGGTCTCAAGACCTGGACCAGTACCACCAGAAGGACAACGCTAATCGAGCTGCCAGCCAAATGATGGAGGCGGTCGAACAGGGCTTTCCGGTAATGCAGGGCCACTCGCGCCCCACCCGGTCGACCATTTTCATAGGACTTACTCGCCAAAAGTCCAACGCTGCCGAGGCGCGGCTGGCAGATATTCTTCTCCCTACGGATGACCGCAACTGGGGGATTCAACCCACACCAGTGCCGGAGCTGGTGTCGGCGCTTGGGAACAGCGGGATCGCCAAAGATCCGCGCACTCAGCAAGCCATGATCGGTGACGACGGGCAGCCACTGCAGATCAAGCAGGTGGCCGCGCACATCCACCTTATGGCAACCCAGGCAGCTGACGCAATGCAGGCTGCCATTGATCAACAGCTCAACGTCTGCGATTACAACGGCGAGCTGCGCAAGATGATCCACGACGCCGTCGTGCTTGGCACCGGCGTCATGAAGGGCCCGATCGTCACCAACCGCACGCGGCGCGCGTGGCGGCAGGGGACGGACAAGACGGGCAAGCCGTTCTACGAAATGATTTTCGAGGAGGAGTTGGCGCCAGCCAGCTTCCGTAAAGACCCGCGCAATATGTTCACGGATCCGTCCGCCGGTGACAACCACCACGACGGCGAAGGCATCTTCGAGCGGGACATCATGACTGGCAAGCAGGTCCGCATGCTTGCCAAACAGCCGGGGTACAACCTCGATCAACTCCGGCAAGTGTTGCGGGAAGGACCTCGCAAGTCTGCGACGTTCGAGCGGCCGATGGAAGGTCCTGACAAGGACCGCGATGTCAGCTACCTGAACAAGAACTTCGAGGTCTGGGAATACTGGGGCGAGATCGACCGGGAGGATGCGTACGCTGCGGGCGTCGACGTGGATCCGAATGACGAGCTAGACACCGTGTCAGCATGCGTCATCATGATCAACGAGACGGTTGTGAAAGCGTTCCTCAACCCGCTCGACAACGGCGAGCTGCCGTACGATTTCTATCAGTGGGAAAAGGTAACCGGCTCCGTATGGGGCTATGGCGTACCGTACCTGATGGCCGCCCAGCAGAAGGTGATCAACAGCAGCTGGCGACAACTGATGGACAACCTGGGCATCACTGCCGGGCCCCAGATCGTTGTCAAACGCCGGCAGATCACGCCCGCCGACCAAAGCTGGGATCTCACGTCCCGCAAAATCTGGTACGCCAACGACGACGTGGCCGATGTTCGTCAGGCGTTTACCGCCGTCGAGTTTGAGAGCCACGCCGACGAGCTGATAAAGGTCATCGAGTTCGCCATGAAGCTGGTGGACGAAGAGACCGCGGTGCCGATGCTCGCCCAGGGCGAGAAGGGTTCGGCGCCAGACACCGTGGGCGGCATGCAGATGCTGCTCAACAGCAGCAACGTCGTGCTGCGTCGCCTAGTCAAGCAGTTCGACGATGACATCACCCGGCCGCACATCCGCCGGTACTACGACTACAACATGCTCTACAACCCCAAGAATTAAATCAAGGGGGACTTCTCGATCGACGCCCGCGGCAGCTCCGCGCTCCTCGTTCGTGACATTCAGAACCAGGCCTTCCTGT